AGGGCCAGCCTTTGGCATTGCTATTGTCAAATCCTCAATAGATACAACAGTTTGGTTTTCAACTGCGTTAAGAAAGTCAATCTTTTTAGCAAGATCCTCTGTTGCAACACCAAACGCATTTGTTACCGAGATTGTTGTTTCTAAAGCCTGAGTCTGTTCTACCCCGCCAAGAACTGCAAGACGAGTTGCTTGTGCAACCTGTGCAGTTAGGTCTGCACCCATCTTACCCATTGCTGCTGCATCTGCAGCCATCTTCATCGTATCTTCTACGGCTACGCCATACTTAGTATATTCTTTTGCAAGCAGTTGAATCTGCTTAACCATTTGCTCAGTTTCTTCTTGTGTTGTAAAGAGTTCTCCATACACACGCTTAAATCTAATGGCCTGCTCTTCAAGTTTCATGAAGGTTTTTGAAGCGGTTGTTCCAAGCATTGCTAGAGGAACTGTAAAACCAACCATCAACTGACGACCAGCCCACTGAGTATTCTTACCAAAGTTTAGGAGGTTTGTTGAGCCTTGCTTTAAAAGTTGATTAAGCAGTTGCTGTCTTTGTGCAGCAATGGCAGTCTGTGTGCCAAGATTTTTCATATCTAGAGTTAGAGGTCTTACTGCAATTGCCTGCAAGGATCCATTTGCACCACGACCTAGTTTAATATACTGGGTCTGGATATCCTTTACACGCTCTCGTGCAACCTTGTTGATTGTGTCAAATTCGGTTCTAAATAATCTACCAAATGTTTTTGTTGCAGCGCCAGTGTATCTAAAATACTCTCTTGATGTTAGTTTATTTCTTTCTAAAGAGTCAGTAAACTGCTCTGTGCTTGATGTTACTGATCGCATTGATGCTTGGAATTGTCCAGTAGCATTTATGCTGTTTATCAAGTTCTGGGCTTGATTTGCTGCCACCGCTGCTGCAGCAGTGCCAGACTTGGCCATTTGTGTATGGAAGGCTGATATTTGACGTTGCAGAAGTTTTAGACTTGCTAAAGCATCAGACGTATCAATATTTACATGAATATTGGATTCTACATCAGCCATCCATTAACACCTCTTTATTTAGTTATTTGCAAGGCTGCCAAGTAGTGATGCGTCAGAAAGTTTAATTCCTGATGCCTCTTCGACAATCTTGTATACTGTTGGAAGGTCTAGGTTTTCTTCTAGGGCTTCCTTGTCTTCTGCCAATTCTGGCTTGTATTGCTTCATTGCGATTTGAACACAGTCCATTAGCAAATCCATAGACTTTTCGTTATCTTCTGCGACCTTTGCAATATCCTCAAACTTCTTCATAAATGGACGAAGCAATGAGATTTTAAGTGGTCTTACTTTGATCTTTGTACCGTCGATCAGTGTTACTGTCTTTTCTTCTGTTGTGGCAGTTGCCATTTATTCCTCCTTATAAGGTTTAGTCAATTATACCATAGCGCAGGCTTATTTTTTACTATTCATAAACTTCGTAATCAAGGCCTTGCCCTATTCCAAAACCAGCCTTTTCAGCATTTACGCCCTGCAAAGCAAGAATGTCATTTGCATTTTCAGTTGCCCCTTTGCTAAAGACTCTGGCCTTCATCTCTTCCCATTCATTTCCACTGCCAGAGTTTTTGTCTAAATCTACTCCTTGCATTGCAGCAGAAAACTTTTTATCACTATAGTCTAACTCTCTTTTTATTTTTAAGGTTGCAGTTAACTCTTGCATAGATATGGACGACTCTAACTCATCATAGTCTTTCCAGATCCCCAATAAAAAAACCTCTGATTCTAGTTTTGCCAAATCTAATGTATCCCAGGTTGATCCGCTATCTACTGCCTGGTTTTTAACAGTATCTTCTGACTTCTCATTAATTTTAATTCCCGCTGCAATATCTATAACTTCATAAATGGTTGGTAGATCCAAACTGTCCTCTAACTCTTCTATTGTTTTGATTGAAGGGCAGTACTGTTGCATTGCAATGAGAGCGCATTCGGCTAACACAGATATAGACTCATCATCAGTTTTTGCCTGCTTAATAGTTTCAAAGGTTTCTAAAAATTGTCTTAAATATTTTATTTTTAAAGGTGCAGCAATAATGACCCTATCATCCACTAATGATATTTTTTTTGTGTCATATATTTTTGTTGCCATTGTATAAGTATACCAAACAGAAAGGCCCAACCCCGAAGGATTGAGCCTCTCATATTAAGTTGTATTATGCTGATGGTGCTGCAAGTGTGCGGTCTACGATCTTACCGTATGACGCATTGTCGTTTGGAAGAAGACGGAATGAAACTTCAAACATTGAAGCCTCGTCACGCTTTGCAGATACTGTTACATTCTCAATTGAGAGTGCACGGTATGCTACATAGATTCTTTCCTTTGCAACTGCTGCAGAACCAGATCCTGGTCCTACTGCTACAATACCACGCTCTAGTGGAACGTCGCCGATATCTCCTGCTGACATTCTTAGTGTCGATAGGTTAGATCCTGTTGCGATTTCCTCATTTGATGCAATTGCTACTAGAAGATTTTCTAGTGTTGCTTCTGCAAAAGATGTATTTAGATTAACTGTCATACCTTGCTTGAATAAACGAGCAACGTCTAGAAGTTGATCTACTGCTACATCACCAAAGTCTGGCTGGAATGCGAGTTCCAAACCGTTTGATGTGTAACCGATGTTTGTGAAATCATTGTCGTTTGACAAAGTTTCCTTATAGGATGTTGTTGATGCTGTCATTGCTGGAAGATCAGTGTTCGCTTGTGCGTCAGTGATGTTTCCTGTTGCGTCTACATATCCGATTGGGCCATCATGAGTAAATAGTGCTGCTGCACCTACGATGATGTTACTACTTGAACCACGGCTGTATGCCATATATTTCACCTCTTTCATTTTATTAAAAGGGGGTTGTTTCCTCAGTACAATTATAACACCCTTTATTAAGGGTTTGGATGCCAGTCGTAGTCGATAATTATCTTATTCCCCGCATAAGTACGGGCTGTGCCAAAATCAACGATGTCTCTTGTTTCTTCTAGTTGATAGATCTTAAAGTTGTGAAAGAATAGTGGCTTAGACTCTGTGTTCCAGGATCCTGGATTTGCTGCTGCCCAAGCATTTAGGTCTTGTGCCGAATCGTCCCCCCTGTCAAGAAGATCGCTTACCTGCTGCTGAGTTATAACCATGTTTCTTTGTGCATTGTCTCCTACTGAGTAAAAATAATAAAGAAGTTGTTCGCACTTAATATGGGGAAATGGCATTCTTCTCATTTTAAACATTCTATCGTAAACACCAAAGACTCCGTTGCTTTGTGGAAATGTTTCAGTCAAGGCATCAATTTCTGTTGGGAGAGTTGGGAAAAAATATGTAGTACCAATTGATCTTGATCCTGATACTGGTGGATCAGAAAGAGTTAGGCTTTCCATGTCTAACTCAAAGTCAGGGTTTATCTTTGATGCTAGGTAGGCATTAATAATCGTAGGTGGGTGATGAATTATTGCATCCATTATGCACCTAACCCTGCGTTAGCGATCCAGCGATACCCCGTCGATATGCCCTTAGATCTTCCTAATTTCTTTCCTGCTGGCATATCTTTTTTATATACTTGGGGATTCTCAAGATATTTTGCAATCCCGCTTGTTCTTAAAAATGCTTGTGAGAAAAACTTATTAAAGAACATATCAAATACCTTTTCAAAACCACCTTCTACTTCCGTTCCTCCAGGATTTAAAATCTCAACTGGACCACGAGTAAATACTGTCTCCCCATTGTCCTCAAATGCCAAAACCTGTGCAGACCTAGGCCTGATTGTAACTGGAATACCGTTTTCCATAATCCTTGCTTTATCATAAAAAGGAGTTCGTGATCCATCCTTGATTGATCTTGACTGACTAAAAGATGATTTAAAAGATAGACCCAAGTTACTTACTGTATACGATATGTCGTAAAGTCTTGCGTCTGGGCTTCCAGTTAGATTCCACTCATATATGTGATGAAGCATCTGAGGATTTACCCTTGCGTTTGAGTCTATAAACTCTTTCATTACCTCGACTGTTTCCATTCCCATGGTCTTTAAAAATACTGTCTTTCCTTTTTGCACACCGTCTAAAAATCCAATAGAGTAGTTAACTATATTATTCATATCTTTTTTAAACTGCTTTGAGTTAAATGTTGTTATCATACATCACCTGACTGATTCTCTGATCTTCTTATTACTAACTTGTAGGACTCTACAGTTCCAAACGGTCCAGTAAAAGGCTCAAAGGTTGCTATTTCAAAAAGTGTGCCTTTACCAGATCTAGGACCAGATGTCTCCATGTAGATAAGGTTACCTTCTTGATCTTTAATGTCAGATATCAAGATATTGGTTAAAGCATTCTTACTATCAAGAGAAGAGATTCTGATGTCAGACTTTGATCTTCCGACAAGAATTGAATTTTGTGTAATGTTGACATTTGGCTTTACTTCTTCTTTAAATGCAGAACCTCCAGTACTAAAACTACATGCAAAAACTCTATCTAAAACCCAGTGCTTTTTGATTGAACCAAAGTCTCCTTGTTTTACTATTGGATGATATACAGATGCCTGCATTGGAAACATAAAATCTGGTGTCTCACAAACTGTCATTACAACACACCAATTTTTGTAATAGACTTAGCATACTTAGAAAGTATCTTATCTACGATTATATTTCCTGTTCCTTCGAAAAGACCCTTGTCAAACTGAATTCTAAACTGATCTGTATTGTAAGAAGAAATGAATCTCTTGTAATAGTCTAACTTACCACACTCAATGTCATGAACTAGCATCTCTGTTGCTCGAACAATGTCTGATGGAACGGCTGTATATCCATGCTCTACTGTAATCCGATAGTCCCAAGTCTTGCCAAACCCTCTGTATACGAACTGTGGATCAAGAGAATCTGATGCTGCTGCTGGCAATACCAGTGGGGCAGACTCTGCACGATTAATATTGTCTAGAGACTTCTCAACAATTGCTGTCTTATCTGATGTAACTTCGTACTGTCTATCTTCTACCAACTTGTTATTTTCGTATACCTCTAATACCTTTTTTACATCATCCCAGATAGGTAGGTAGTCTGATCCAGTTCCTGTAAAATTTAAAACCTTTTTCTTGTAGTAAAATCCTTCTGTTATTATTGAATCAATAACTGCTCTTGCAATTTCTTCATTTATGGCGTATGTCGCTATGTCAGATGCTGTGCTTGCTTTTGTTGATGGATCTACATACGGTCTAACTATTTCGTATGTTTCATCTTGCAAAAAAACTTCGTTTATTGTTCCAGGACTTTTAACAATCTCAACTCTATAAGAAGAGTCATACTTTCCTGGTAAAGATATGTCAAGAATGTTTCCTGCTGATTTATTTAAAAATGTTAATGATGATACTGAAAGATCCGCCATATCCGTTATGGTAACAGTTATAGGTGATGATGCTATTCCCGCAGGAACTACAAAATCAACAGATATATCTGCATATGGCGAAACTCTCAATATTTCCATATCTAATTACCCAAAAGCCTTCTGGACTTCTTCAGGTGTTGCAATGCGAACGTGTCCACGGGTTAGCCACTTATCTGCTTGCGCCTTTGTGACAATATTGTAACCCTTAGTAATTGAGCCAACTTCTTCCCAACGAACACTCTTTGTTGAGTGGATCGCTACCTTTTCTGTAAGGTCTGTTGATGGCTTAACATCTTTCTTTGGGCCATCGGCTGCCATTGATCCAATAGCACCTGTCTTTGTAAATCCTAGTGATTGAACTGGATCTTCTGCTGCTGGTGCTTCTACAACTGCTGCTGGTGCTTCTTCAGCAACTGCTTCAACAACTGGCTCGGAAACTGGTGCTTCTACAACTGCTGCTTCTGCTAACTTGGCTTCTGCTGCTTCTTTAACTTGCTCTGGTGTTGACCAGTATCCAACTGCAGACTCTTGCTTCTCCGCTAATTGCTCTGCTAATGTTTTATTATTTTCCATTGTATCCTCCTTGTTTGTATTATATCATTAAAGTATTAAGGGGGACAGGAGAGTGAACTCCCGCCCCCCATTAAAGGTACTGTTTACAGACTATGCGTCTGCTGCAGCGTCAGCGAATGCGATTGCATCCTCTTCTTCCCAGTTGATACCGAAGCGAACGAATACAGTGTATTCAATTGTATCCTTCTTCGCTACGTACTCACGGTTTACAGTGATGTCTCTTTGGAATCCCCATACACGGTTTGCAGGGAATGTCAAATCGATATAGCCTGCTGGGTAGTAAGGAACTTCCTGAACTTCGATTCCGAGAACACGAGTTGTACGTGCTCCACCGAATGTCTGTCCGATACCATCAAGGTATGACTGGCGGTTTGCTTGGGTTGATCCTGGGACCTGTCCAGCAAATGCTTCTGCTACTGCATCAGCAAGTGTACCGTTGTTCTTAACGATTCCACCGAATGCATCTGTACCTGCGTAGAACTTAAGATTGTTCTTAAGTGCACGGTACTTACGTGGCATTGCATTGATGATGCCCTGCATTACATCAGGTGTCCAAGCATTATCTGCTACGGTTACTACTGACTCATGTGCATCTCCGTTTGTCTTTACCTTGTTGATAAAGCCTGGCATGATTGACAAGAATGCTCCTGTTGCACCATCACCATTGATAGCGAGATCTTCGATATCGTTTGCGAATGCGTTGGTCATCAAGCGTACCAAGTGATCTTCTAGAGCGTCACCTTCTACACCATCTTCCAATGATTCTGCTGTTACTTCCCAATCAAGACGAATCTTCTTGGTAGTAAGTTCGACCTTAGAGAATGTTGCACCTGTGTTTGTGTAGTTACCAACTGCTTGCGCTGCTGCACGAATTACACGCTCACCGACGTTTACCTTCTCAAGTTCCATAGAATTAGCCTTCATTGTTACACGACGGCCATCCTTTGCTAATACTGTTGCATCCCAAACATAGTCGATAAAACGACGTGCCTGCTCAGGGCGCAAAATTCCAGAAGCCGCTGAACCACTAGGGTTAACAGCGTTTGCTCCGCTTGTAGATCCAAGAGTTGCTGTTGGAATGTTACCAAGTGTATCTGCACCTGGGTTACTTACTCCACCAATTCCACCTGATGCGAAAGCACCTTGACCCTGGTAAAGACCTGGTGTTGTTCCACCTAGATCTCCCGCAGCGCCTGGCTGGTTTTTGATTATTTCTTCTGACATATTGTCACCTCCTAGTGATTTGTTCATTTGAATAGATCGGCTGTTTTGAGGAAACTACCGCCCCATAGGGATTTTTCAACCATTTCAGGTTGAGACTGGAAGATATCGCCGATATCTCCAGACTTTCGGAATGCGGTGTCTGCTTCCACAGCGTCTACTCGTTTTCCAAATTCATTAAATTCACTTGACACTGCTGCAATATCTTTTGCAACTGCTGCAAATGAATCCTTTACTGTGTCGACATCGACCTTTGAAGACTTAAGAAGTTCTACTTCTGCTTGCAAAGACTTTACTGTTGACAATAGATCGCTAAAGGCTGATGTTAGATTATTCTTGATTTCTGCAATTGCTTCTACAACTACATTATCTGACTTAGATACGTCTGCGTCTGAGCCTGCTACTTCTTCAACTGTTTCTGCAACTGGTGCATCTTCAGTCTCTGTTGCTGGTACTGAGTCTGACTTAACAACATCTGCTGTTTCTGTCTCTTCTGCCTTTGCAACTTCTTCGGTAACTTCTTCAACCACGGCATCTGCCTCTGGAGCGACCACAACATCTTCAACTACATCTGTCTTTTCAACTTGTGTTTTTGATTTTGTCATAGGTTGTACCTCCTTGTTAATCTTAGAAGTATTAATGCCTTTAGCACTATCAACTAAGAATTTTATCATGTCTATCTTTTCATTATCCGTTTTTTCAACGAAACCTATATTTGCCATTTGCTCACCAGTAGTTGGACTTAACTCTGATTCATTTTCTGAAACCATTACAATTCCTGATTCTTTATCATAAAAAACATTTTCTAAAACTGTTTCGTCAGCCTTAATAATATCTACTCCGTCAACTTTTTCAACAGATACAATATTTGCAAACTGATTTGCTGGGGAATCTACAAGACTCAACTCAACCAAATCGTATTGCTTAATAATTCTAATTGCTTTATCTGACTTTTCATCAAACCCATCATCCCACTTGTTCATTCTTCCACCAATAGAGAAACCAGCAAGGGTTCCATCTAGAACCTTTTCCCAAGTATCTTGTGCACCCTTTGAAACATATGCTGATACAAATACTCCATTATAAAACTTCTTTGATTCTGGATCAAAATACTTTTCTGCTTTAAAGTTTACCATCTTG